TCAGGAGCAGGAAATAAAATTAATCAAGCTTATAGATCTGCTTATATGGGAACATTAGGAACTAGCACTAGACGTAAAGTTACTACTGGAGTAATCGGTGGTGGCATAGGGTTCGATATATTCGATGACGATTAATGGCTAAGAAAAAAGGATTATACGGAGTTAATAACTATCATAAGACAACCCCTAAAAAAAGGCCTCTCAGACACGCAAAGAGCTTATCTAAGAGGGTTCCACACAAAAAACGATATAGAGGACAAGGAAGATGATATACGGAAAATTAGGACTAAAATTCACAAAGCAACTTAAAAAATTTAAAGAGTATGCTTTTAAAAAACCTATGACTAAAAAGTATACTGGTGATCCTATGATCAAAACAGATGCTTATAGTATTAATAGTGTACTTAAAAATTATCCTAAAAAACAAATTAAAAGTTCATTAAAATTTAAAAAGAGACGTGAGCTTTTAAAGAAAAAAAATGAATTTGGAGTTAGTATGGCAAGAACTTGGGATAAATCAAGTCCTGCTGGAAAAGCAAAATATGTAGGATATGCAGTAGCTCCAAAAGCTTTATTCGTAGGTGCTGGATATCTAGCAGGAAACAATAAAAAGGAGACATAATAATGTTATTTAAAACAGGACAAGCAGCAGGGATATTTCTAAAACATAAAGCTAAAAAAGTATTTGGAAAAGTTAAAGAAAGCCCTAAAAGAAAAGCACTTTTTAAAAAAATAAAAGCCAAATATAAAGCAGGTAAGTTAAAAACTGAATATGATCAAATACTTCAATCAGCTTCTAAAGCTGGATCTAAAGTTGGATCAAAATTTTCAGCAGCAAACGCAACAGCTATTAAGAAAAGTAAACAAGCTACTAATGCTTATTTAAAAAGTATAAAAGATAGAAAAATTTCTTCAGCTATTGATGTTGGATTAGGTGTAACAGGTGGTTATTTAATTGGAAGATCTTCAAATAAAAAGGATAAAGCTTAATGGCTAATAGACTAGAAAAACTAGCAGACGATATAATGAACTTGTCGAAAGATGAGGCTCAAGAACTACAGGTTATAATTAAAGCTAAGCTTATGCCTGAAGTCGAGAGACAGAGGGGTTTGTTACAAGATCAAATGCCTCAAAATAATCCTCAAATGGCCCAAATGGGTAGAGGACAACCAAATAACCGAATGGCATCACAACGAGATATTAGGATGCAGGGGTTATTACAAAGATAAGGAGAATATATGAAACATATGCTTGAACATTATTGGAAAGACCATAAAAAAGCAGTAATCGCTGTGGCAGTTGTACTTGTTATAGCTGTAATTATATAATATGTTACAGAAATGGTTCGATAAAATTATCGAATCGTTTGAAAACTTAATAGAACAACTAAACAAAGGACACAACAATGCCAATGGTAGGAAAAAAGAAGTTTGCTTACAGCAAAAAGGGAAAAAGTGCTGCAAAAAAATACGCAAAAAAAATAAATAAGAAAGTTAAAAAAAGATACTAAATGAAAGATCTACAAATAATTCCAGGAGAAGGTGTAAGAACACATAAACAAGCTTTTGGAAGAAAAAAAGTAAATCCAAAAATGTTTAAAAAGGCTAATAAGCCTGAAGCTGGTTTAATTAAAAAAGGCTTAAAGCTTACAGCTAGAGCTGCGTTATCTCCTTTGTCTTTAGGATTAACAGGTGCTGTAGTTGCAACCAAAGCTATTAAAAAAGCTGGTGCAAAAGTAGTGCCAAATAAACCTTTAAGAAGATCGTTTGATAAACGAGGAAGATTTGTTATATAATGACAACACGTGGTGGAAAAAGAGAAGGAGCTGGTAGACCGAAAGGATCTACTTGTGCTAAAAAATGGAAGATGCTTGATGAATTAGCAATCAAGTACAATCATTCTCCATTAGATTACTTATTAGCAGTACTTAATAATCCTATGTCATCTCCTGAAAGAAAGATGATGGCAGCCGAGAAAGCTGCACCTTACGTTCACTCAAAGTTAGCTACGACAGTTACAAAACTTGGATCAGATGGCCCAATCAAAATCAACATTAAGTGGGGAGACGAGTAAAGAGGGAACTAAAGATATAGTTATTCCTTATACACCTCGTCCTTTACAAAGAGAAGTACATAACAGTCTCAAAAGATTTAATGTGCTGGTTTGTCATCGTAGATTTGGTAAGTCAGTATTAGCTATTAACGAATTAATTAGAACAGCTATAAAAAAAAATAATCAGAAATGTGCATTTATAGCTCCAACATATAGACAAGGTAAATCTATTGCTTGGGAATATTTAAAAATTTATACAAAACCACTAATGTATTTAGGTGGTAGTAAAAACGAAACAGAATTAAAAATAGAATTATTTAACGGATCTACTCTACAAATATTTGGAGCCGATCATCCTGATTCACTTAGAGGTATGGGTTATCATGGAGTTGTGATGGACGAATTTGCTATCATGGCACCAAGAACCTGGACAGAAATTATACGTCCAGCAGTAGCTGATACAATGGGATGGGTTATGTTTATTGGAACACCAATGGGTCATAATCAATTTTGGGAAGTATATGATTTTGCACAACGAGGAGCTAAAAACTGGTTTGCAAAAATGTATAGAGCTTCTGAAACCAATGTAGTTCCTGATGAAGAATTAAAAGATGCACAGTCCATAATGACTGAAGAACAATATAACCAAGAGTTTGAATGTTCTTTTACTGCTGCTGTTAGTGGTAGTTATTTTGGAAAATTAGTTACCAAAGCTGATAATGAAAAGAGAATTGGGAGTATTCCAGTCGAAGAACACGTAGGTGTCGAGACATGGTGGGATTTAGGTATAGGGGATTCAACAGCTATTTGGTTTGCACAAAGAGTAGGTGAAGAAGTACACCTTATAGATTATTATGAGAACTCAGGTGAGTCTTTAGCTCACTATGCAGAAGTCTTAGAAGATAAGAACTATAACTACGAAAGACATATAGCACCTCATGATATACAAGCTAGAGAATTAGGAACAGGAAAATCTAGATTAGAAGTTGCTAACGATTTAGGAATAGACTTTGAAGTTGCTCCTAAATTAGAGGTTGATCATGGTATAGAATCTGTTAGAAATGCTTTACCACATTGTTGGTTTGATAGAGAAAAATGTAAATTAGGTTTAGATGCATTACGTCAATATCGTAAACAATGGGATGAGAAGAACCAAGTTTTTAAAAATAAACCTTTGCACGATTGGTGTTCACACGCAGCAGATGCGTTTAGATATGGATGCGTACATGATCCTATTGATACATCAGACTGGCAAAGACCAATAAATGTGGATTATAAATATATAGTATGACAGAAAATGAAATTGTAGCAATATTAAATAGAGAACTAAGAGCATCATCAGGTTATATTGGTGGTGAGATAGTATCTCGTAGACGTAAGTCTTTAGAATATTATTTAGGTAAACCTTTTGGTAATGAACAAGAAGGAAGATCTCAAGTCGTAAGTACAGATGTATCTGATACGATTGAATCTTTAATGCCTTCTTTAATGAAAATTTTTACAGCTGGAGATAATGTATTTCATTGTGAACCTGCTGGGCCTGAAGATGAGAAGGTAGCTAAACAAGCTAGTGATTATATTAACCATGTTTTCTATAAAGAGAACAGAGGTTTTTCTGCATTGTATACAGCATTCAAAGATGCCTTAGTACAGAAGAATGGTATCTTAAAAGTTTATTGGGATGACTCTGAAAAAACTACAAGAGAAGAATATAAAAAATTAACAGATGATGAATATAATTTGTTACTTGCAGACGATGAAGTTACAGAATCAGAACATCAAGAATATGAAGAAGAATTTAAAGATAATAATGATAAGGTTATTGACACAGTAACATTTCATGATGTCGTTATTCATAAGACACAAAAATATGGACAAGTTAAAATTGATCCTATTCCACCTGAAGAATTTTTAATAGAACGTAGAGCTAAGTCTATCGAGTCTGCTAACTTTGTTTGTCATAGAGTAAGTATGACTAGAACTCAATTAGTAGAAATGGGTTATGATAAAGATATGGTTTATGATCTACCTACTGGTGATTCAGAATATTATTTAGAAGATAGACAAGTAAGATACCAAGATACAGATTTCTCTGCACCACAAGATAGAGGTGATAATTCTTCTGACGAAATATTAGTACATGAATGTTATGTAAGATTAGATGTTAATGGTGATGGTAAATCAGAATTAATGAAAGTCTGCTTAGCAGGTAATGGATCTTATAAGATATTAGATATGATGGAGATTGATTCAATTCCTTTTGTTTCAATGACTCCAATTATTATGCCTCACAGATTTTATGGTAGATCTGTTTCTGAACTTATTGAAGATATACAATTAATTAAATCTACTGTTATGAGACAGATGTTAGATAATATGTATCTAACTAATAATAACAGAATTGCTAT